ACTGGCGCAAACTGGAAGCAGAGAACCCCGAAAAAGCATGGAGAATCAAGAAATACAGACAAGAAAAAGCCATTGCTTCCCTAATTGAAAAAAACGCGGAAACTGACAAATCATACGCGGAACAGTTGAAGGACAAAGAAACGGCCATGGCTAAAAAGATGAGCAAGGCAAAAGGAGTATTTTGACACTTTGGTGTCACTCAGCCAAGTAACTATCAAGTAAGCTACTTGGCTGAGTGTTTTATTGATTTGTTAAATGCACACGCACGCGCACGTAATCGCGCACGCGCACGTGCATTATATTATTATTTTTATTATTAACTTGTTGTAGTCGTAGTAGTAGGGAGTGTTGAAATGTTGAATACTATGAATTTTTATCCTTGGAACGATATTTTTTGGCTAATTTTAATGTTGATACTTTTGTGGATAACTTGTTGAAATGTTGAAAGTGTAGCAATATGCACAAAAACCTTTGTGCAACATTTTGTGGAAAACCTGTTGAAAGTGTTGAAAGTGTTGAAAAAGCAAATAAAGGCCGTCCGGCGAGCGAAACCGGAAAGTCACGTCATGCTCTTCGCACGGCGCACCGCGCCTACCGCATGACCTAAAATAAAAAGTTTCAAAAAACCTCTTGACAAATAGACAATTATATGGTATAATGCAAATAGTAAAGGAGGTATAAAGATGAAAACCATCAATCATCTGAGCATCAAGGCTATGACGGAGCTAGAAGAAGTTGGCTCCTACGATACCAAAAAATACAGATACGTCATTAACCGGCAAAACGGCGAATGCTACCGCATCAACAAAGAGCTATTAGGGACAACGGAAGCACTCGACCCGGAAAATTGGATAGAACAGTAACAAGGTTGAACGGCACAGAAGTGCTTTTTTACAAAACCATTTATACAAATAATTTTTAGGAGGTATTTGCTCTGACTCTCAAGGAAATTAACGCGCTGTTCAACAACATCCGCAAAATCTTAGCCATGTTGGATAAGATTTACCACGCAGTAGAGGGCAACAACAAGCCCGAGGAGTAGCCAAAGTGAAAACGTGGAACGTACGAGACCAGACCGATACGACGCTAGCGACGACGCTCGCAAGAACTTACAAGGAGATCGAGGCGACATACAAGCATGTAAGAAAAGCCGCCACGATAGAAGACGCAAAATTTTATATCGATATGGCATTTCGCAAAAAAGCTTTTGCAAATGACATTGAGATGGAACAAATCCGTAGGAGTATCAACAATGGCGAAGAGGACCAAAGTCCGCAAATCTAAAGACGCAAAAATCTACAACAAGACCGCAAAGAAAACCAAGGCTATCAACTTGGGAAGCGGCGCAATGCGAGGGGGCATCCGGCTGTGAACATCGTCATATGGGCAGGAGTCATCGCAAGTCTCATCGCAATATGCAGCGCAAGTTTCGCGCTCATCGCAATGGGCATCGACATAGTCAAAAACTGGAGCAAAAACTGGAGGAACGAGGAATGAATACCAATGTATATGGCATCTATGACAACTGCGTAATGGGCTACATCACCATCTTTACCGAGAGAGACGACAAAGTAGCCGAGCGCAATTTTAAAATTGCGCTGATGGACGAAAACAACATCATGAGCAAAACGCCGAGCGATTACCGACTCGTGAGACTCGCAAAGTTCGACGAAAAGAACGGTACTTTCGAAGAAGCAAAGGAGAACATTTACGATGGCATTTCGCTCCGTGAGTAATTTCCGCGAGACGGCGGAGGCATGGCCAACTGAGGCCGGCGAAAGCGTAAGACGCACATACCTTTGGGAACTCAACGAAAAAGGTGAAAAAGTGCTGAAACTCGACCAAATCATCGACCAGCAAGCCGAAATCGACTCCTACCTAGAAGAAACCAAAATAGAAAACATCATCCGACGGGCAAGCATCGACCCGAACATCGCGGCACGAATCGCACCGGACATCGGCGGCGGAATCCAAGATTATACCGAAATGCCGAAAACGCTAGCCGAGCTCCAAAACATCATAATTCGAGCGGAACAGATTTGGGGCGAGGTGCCAAGAGAAATCAAGCTCAAATTTGACAACGATGTCGATAAATTTATTGCATCATTTGGCACAGTCGAATGGGCTAAAAATCTGGGCATCTACAAAGAAGAACAGGCCGACGGCAAAGTGACCGAAGCAACAGAAGTAACGGAGACCAAACAGTGAACAGAAACAAAGACGCAGGATTTAACCAAGTCCCAAGGCTGGACATCACAAGAAGCCGCTTTAAAAGACGACAAAACGTCAAGTTAACACTTAACGCAGGAAAGCTTATCCCATTTTACGTTGATGAGGTGTTACCGGGTGACACCTTCTCAATCGACCAAGCAGCGATCATCCGCATGACAACGCCCATCTTTCCGGTTATGGACAACTGCTACATGGACATCTATTATTTTTTCACTCCTAACCGAATTCTGTGGAAAAATTGGAAGCGATTTATGGGCGAGAACGACACCGGACCGTGGGCACAAACACAAGAATATACAATTCCACAAATCAAGATCTATAAAGACAGCCGCAATGCTGTGCCGCTGGAAGGAAGCCTCATGGACTACATGGGGATACCGACAAAAGTATGCAAGGACGAAAATACAGAATTCGAAGTAAACGCACTGCCATTCAGGGCATACACAATGATATGGCAAGAGTGGTTCAGAGATCAAAACGTAGACAACCCGGCGATCAACTCTGTAGATGATGCAACAGTAAGCTACGCAGACGTCAACGACGATTCAAAAGTAGAAGACATGCTTAAAGAAGCATATCGAGGCGGCAGACCGTTGCCTGTTAACAAATTCCACGACTACTTCACCAGCGCATTGCCGAGTCCGCAGAAAGCGGGAGAACCGGTAACAATTCCACTGGCTGGAAAAGTGCCGGTATATGGATATGAGTACAACAGCGACAAAAAGGTACCGGAAAAGTTAAGTTTAATCACAAGAAACGGGCAAAACTCAACCATCGAAAACGGTGAAGATACGCCGCTGCAGATAAATGCCTACGAAATAGACGCTGATGGCCAATACTACTACAAAAGCATGGACTTGTACACAGACATGAGCAAAGTAAGCAGTACAACCATCAACCAGCTCCGCCAGGCATTCCAAGTTCAAAAGTACTACGAACAACTCGCACGCGGCGGAAGCAGATACCGAGAGATGATTTATTCGCTGTTTCATACAAAAATCAGCGATAAAACAGTGCAAATCCCGGAGTATCTTGGTGGTACGCGTATCACCATCAACATGAGCCAGGTCATCCAGACCAGCGGAACAACTCCTGAGAGCCCGCAGGGTAACACCGCAGCCGTGAGCGTTACGCCGTACAATGGGAGCATGTTTACGAAGAGCTTCGAGGAACACGGCTATGTAATCGGCGTATGCTGCATCCGGCATGATCATACTTACCAGCAGGGCCTCGAACGGATGTGGAGTCGTAAAACCAATCTGGATTTTTACTACCCTGTCTTTGCAAACCTGGGAGAGCAAGCAATCCTCAAAAAGGAAATCTATCTGACTGGTACGGAAACCGACAATCAGGCATTCGGCTATCAGGAAGCATGGGCAGAATACCGAATGAAACCAAACCGAATCTGTGGCAAATTCCGTAGCAACGCAACAGGAACGCTGGATAGTTGGCACTACGGCGACAACTACAAAGCAGTGCCAAGCCTAAGTCAGGCATGGATGAAAGAAGGAGACACCGAAATTCAGAGAACCCTCGCGGTGGACAACGAACCACAATTTATCATGGATACTGTCATCGATAACACAAGCGTAAGACCCATGCCTATGTACAGCATTCCGGGTCTCGTAGATCACCACTAAGGAAAGGGGGATAGACCCGGGTCAAAACCCCGGGTCTATTTATTTATGTTTGCAGGAATTGGAAAGATATTACTAGGAATCGGAAAACAACTACTGCCGTCAATAGCAGGCTGGGGTTTAAATAAACTGCTTGGAGGCAGCCTAAGCGAAAGCATCGGAGGTAGCCAACAGCACAACCAAAGCACAAGCGCAGGCGGCGGCACAAGCACCAGTGAAAGCGGCGTAAACAGAGAGCAAAATCTACAGGACTGGAATAGTATGCTTGGAGCAATCCAAGCAAATATGCAAAGTCAGCAAAAGTTTAACCGAAAAAGCGTGTTCGAGCAAATGGGATATAACACCATGTCGGCGATCATGCAAGGAGTGTATAACCAGATAAGCAACAACGCGGCGATGAACTACAACAGCGCAGAGGCCGCAAAAAACAGAGCTTGGCAAGAGCAAATGAGTAACACAGCCTATCAAAGAGCCGTAGCCGACATGAGAAAAGCAGGAATCAATCCTATTTTAGCATACCAGCAAGGCGGAGCAAGTACACCGGGTGGAGCACAAGGCACTATTAGCGGAGCAAGTATGGGACTTGCAAGCAGTAGCGCAGCAAGCGCGAGTGCTCTAGGTGTAAGCCAAAACCATAACAACACATGGAGCAAAAGCGAAAGCAACTGGTACAACGCGGCGCAAGCGGTCGGAGACGCGACAAGTTGGCAACACACAAGCGCAGACAAAGCGTTTAACGAATTCAAGAACGTCTTTAATAGCCTCAGCAGTCTAAATACTGGCACAGGCGGGGCGGGAAGAAAACCGACCAAAGACGAACTCGAATACAAACCGGGAAGAGATTTCATAGGAAGCAAAAACGTCGAATTTTGGAAAGGAAAACTTAAATAAATGGGATGCAATAAACCATTAATCCGGTTTTATGTGCCTCATGACAGAGAGGCGAGCGGGCGAGTGTACTCGCTCGCTTCTTTTAATAAGACGCATAAGGCAAATCTTAAATATGAAGACCTAATGTACAGAAAAGATGTAATGTTGATACCATGCGGACAATGTACCGGATGCAGACTACGCAAACGAAAAGACTGGTCAACGCGAATGGAACTAGAAGCATACGGCCACAACAAAGAAACCATCTGGTTTATTACACTGACCTACGACGATGACCACGTACCAACACAGGATACAGAAACAGGCGAAATCTATAAAGGCGGCATAAACATCTGGAAAGGCACCTCAGAGCGCCCTAGAACGGCACAAACACTGAGCGTAGAGGATACCCAACTATTTATAAAAAGGCTCAGAAAGGCCGTCAAAGAGCCTCTCAGATACTTTTTAGCGGGAGAATACGGAGACAACACAGCAAGACCACACTATCATATGATACTATATGGATGGCATCCAGACGACTTAAAACCAATCCACAAATTATCAAGACACGGTCATTATACAAGCGATAAGCTAGTAAAAATCTGGGGACAAGGCACAGTTGACATCGCACAAGCAACGCCGGAAACATATAATTATGTTGCAGGGTATGTGACCAAGAAACTGTACGGTAACGACAAAAAGCGTTACCAAAAAATGGGTTTAATACCACCATTTTGCACCATGAGCCGCAAGCCGGGACTCGGTGACAAGTGGTTTCAAGACAACCAAGAACGACTCTGGCAACAGGGATATATACAACTAACCAACGGCAAAAGAGCCGCAATACCGGAATACTACTGGCGCAAACTGGAAGCAGAGAACCCCGAAAAAGCATGGAGAATCAAGAAATACAGACAAGAAAAAGCCATTGCTTCCCTAATTGAAAAAAAC